ATCCTCCTTTTTCAAGTATTTTCGTTTCTCAGCCGAGTGGCCTTTGAAAACGATAGAGAACGGGCTCGCTATGAGCCTTCTTGATCTGGGCCAATGGGTCTTTGGCTTCTTCCTCTGCTTTTTTGATTGCTGCCGCCGTATCAACATCTTTGGTATCATCGGCCTTTGTGAGCGTCATGGACCCAACGTCTTTCGTGGCTCCTTTCGTTTCTTCGGGTTTCTTCCCGAGTTCTTCGATCTTCTTCTTCGACTCTTCTCCCGCTACCTTCAGCATTTCGTTCTCTTTCTTCAGCGCTTCATTCTCGTCTTGCACCTTCTTGAGATCAATGCCGAGTGAGTCAATCTTCTTTAATGCTTCATCGAGCTTTTCCATTTCTCCCTCCTGATCTGACGCTTTCTTTTCCGAAGTATTGCACTTCGCACCCATATCAACCGAATGATCATGGATAGTCTGAATTTTCTTAAGCGTCTCTTTTGAATGTTTTGCTCCAATCTTTTCGAGATCGCCTTTCCCCTGACTCTGTTCCAGGGTTGTTTCTTTGATCTCAGTGGAAATAAAAACTTTCAGACTTTCGATCACTGTCTTGAGCACTCCGGCCTGTTCGGCGTGTCCCTCTCCCGCCTCGCTATCATAGAGCATGTAAATCGCGTCAAGGCATTCAAGGGCAGACCGCACATCCCAAACTTCCTGCCCTGAGTATTTTTTCAATCTATCTTTCAGATCAGCTTTAGGGACAGGTTCTTGTGAGGCCGTTTGTTTGAAGGGTTTCTCTTCGACGATCCCATCGGCCTTTACGATCTGAAAAGTCGAGGTTTTCAAAGCAGGATAGTCCACTATGCTGATTTCATTCGGGCTCGCTGTAAAACGGTAGGCTTTCCCGTCATACCATTTTTTGACGTAACGCCCGCCCTGTGAGAATCCCGTATACACGCCCTCGAGAGTCTTCTTCCACTCGTCATCATCAACCACCTTCGCCACCACCTCGATACATTTTCTCTCGTCGTCGAGACTTACCTGTGGAAGATAACCCACGGCCTTTTTACTGTCGTGCATCGCCCGAAGGTTTCCATAAGATTTCCCATCAGTCGCCTTCTTGAAATAGCCCGTCCATTCCTCGTAATATGGTTTTGATGTGGCATAGTCGAAAATTTCTCCCGAGCTATCCGGGGCCTCTTCTGTCACCTTGCCAAAGACAAGGCGCTTTTCCTCATCCACTTTGATAATCGGAATAAAGAGTTTCATTTCATCTTTCATGGCAAGCTCCTTTTCTTTGAGGCGCGTCATGGCTCGTATGACAAGGTCTGAGGTCATGCTTCTGCCTCCATCTCCTCCGCAAATACGGGGAGGAAGTCGCAAACGCAATTAGGGTGCTGAGGGGGTTCCATGTCTCCGCTCTGAAATGGTTCATCAATCCCGATTACATCCTGGGAAGCATTCTCGTCGCATTCATCCATATCCACATGCTCAGAACCAAGAATCCACCGTTTACCGGCCACAACCCCACTCTCCTTATAGGCGATCATATTTCCACGGGTATCTGCAAATGCGATCTCAGTTCTTGCGATCATCTCGGCGCGTGATTCTGAAAAAGCGTAATTTTCCTCGATCATGTCAGAAAACTTTCCTGTGCTGTATCCTTCTTCAACTGCTTTCGTCACGTCCGCCCGAAGCATATCTCTCGTTGACTCAGGGATAGACCATTTCGCATGAGGGTTATCTATGATCGTCCCATCAGGTAGTCTTCGCTTTCCCACGAGTTCAGCCGCCCTGTTTTTCGCGTATTCAACCGCCTTCTGTGCCATAGTATCAGTCAAGTTTTCTTCACTAAGTCCGACTTGAAGAAGCGCTTCATAAACTCCACTCTTTACTACTTCGGCTATCACTTCCTCGCTCACGTCCATCAGAATCGCCCAACCCTCAAGATCAAGTTTTGCAAGAATACGTTTAACTTTCGCCTCAATATCGGGATCAATCTTCTCAAGTTCTTCCCCAAGTTTCGCGGCTTCGCGCTTCCCTTTCTCGAACAGTTTCAGAAGTTCCTTTTTGAACTTGCCCCTTGCCGTTGCCGCCGTCGGGCGATCTCTGTCTATCATGGAGATTTTTTTTTTACCCTTCGCAAATTTCTCAACTTCTCCCGGCTTAGGTACTTCTCCCGCTTTTCCTTTTCCCTCTGCCAACTCTTTCTTCTGTTCAAGTGGATTAAATCCTCCAAATAGATTGACAGGTTTCATGGCTTCTAGTTCTTTGTCATCGTAAGGTTCAAGGCCGAGGCGATCGCGCACTTCGTTTACTCGCTTGATCTTTGATTCGACATAAATCTTATCTATCTGAGCTTGTTCAAGGGGCTTGGTTTCTTCTTCTTCTTCCCATGTAAACTCAACTTCCATGAATCCAAAATACTTCCAGATTAGAAGATTCATGAGGTTCTTGATCCACTTCATAAGAGGCTCAAGACCTTCTTCCTGAGCCATGCGGGCTGCATTATCTGAGGTCGCGCGGTTGATCATTTTGACAAAAGGAGCCCATGAAACGCTGAAGGCATAGCAGACCACACGCGCAAGCCATTCGTCGTATTCGTCCTTCAACGGGCGATCTTTTGTCTCGTGGATATTCTCGGCTAAACCACCTGGAATAAACTTCACGTGTCTTCTTCTGGCAAGATCTCCTTCAAGCAGATCGTCCCAATAGACCTGAAGTTCTGCCATCTGAGAAGTCGTCCATGTTTCGGGTACTCCAATCAGACAATCTGGAATTGTGCCCTCCGTGTAATAGCCGAGTTGGAAGATCATCTTTCGGAGTCCTATATTGACCGTTCGGATGATTTGCTCCACTGGAGAATATCCAAAGGCTTTCCAGCTTCTCGGATTGCGAGGAAAATAGACAAGTTCGTCCCTCGAATAGTCGATAGCGGGGATCCCCTTCAGGATTTGTTGATAAGCTACGTCGGGCGGCTCTGGGGTTCGACCATCGGCATTGAGTCTCCTGACAATCGTTGCCCCATCCATGACTTCGAAGGCATAAGGCTGTCCGGCAAGGGTCTTTCTCGGATGGATAGCCGGAGCGTCGATGACAAGCATATCTTCGAGGATGAGCCGTATCCACTGATCCCAAGTGTGCTCGAGGTCGGGATAGAGGAAGAATTCATGGATACTTTCAATCTGTTTCATTATTTCAGGCGTAGGTTTTCCCTCAAATTTGCTCTTTGACCCTCTTTCAGATCTCGGCTTGATCCTCCACTGCATCCGGGCGATTTGATCTTTGCGGGTCTCAATAACAAGCCTCAGAACGTCGTAATTCTCAGCTAGGCCCCTCATTTGTGAAAAGCTAACCCCTTCATACGGCCTCGGGGTCATCTGAAGGTTGTAGCCTACCGGGTAATCCCACAGACGGCCTTTTGCCTCCTGTGCGGCTGGCAAAAGCGGTTGTTGAGGCCCGAACCATGTCATAGGTGTTACTCCTGAGATCATGTACTTTACTCCCTGAACTACCCTCGAAATGAGACCCGAAGAAATATCGGTCGAGACCCCGCCTCCCCTGGCCGCTCTGTCATCGGCGGCGACCTTCGCGAATTGCGGTTTTTTCCCTGTCTCGATCAAGATTCTCATTCTCTTCACAATGGCCTTTTAAACAAAACTGCGAAACAAAATTTAAGTCTTCCCCAAAATTGTAGGTCTAGGATTGCTTTCATATATCCGATATTCGCAAGGTCTGTATTCACTTGCGTTAGATGCCTGATCTTCTTTGCAAGTCTTCCATTCATGGCGTGTTCAAAAGATTTTCCAAAACTTTAATCATGTAACGATATTCATCAGTCTGCTTGCTGCTGTTCGCGCCATAGGTAAACTCCACAGTAACGACGCGCTCTTCTCGATCAGTAGAACTATTCGCCTTGAATCCATTTTCATTCGCCGTAATCGTAAGATCATAGGTATTTCCAGAAGGTGAGATCGCAACCCATGCGTTCGCATTATTTCCGGTGATCGCGTTTCCACCCTCCACATCAATCCGGTATTTTCCGGCGGATGGTGTAACCCCATTCCCGTTCTCATCTTTAAACGAGAGACCCAAAATATAGGTACTGCCCTGGTTGATGACGTCCATCTTTTAACTCAATGTTACGGCTACATTCACCGTCCACACCTGGCCGGAAACTTTCGTCCCCTGATTGTTCGCCACACGGTTGATGTTGTTGCCCGTGTCGTTGGCGACATTGACTATCGTGAACTCCTGCCATCCGAAATTCGCCGTATTCGCATCGAACTTGGCCTGCCAGGTGATGGTCGTATTCGACCGTGACGGATAAGTCGCTTCCATTGTATTCCAGGCTTTGTTTGTCGGAGCTTGAAGTCCACCCTGTGTTGCGTTGGCTGCTGTCGAGTTGTCACCGACTCCTATCCTTGCGTTTCCAGAATCCCATTTCGTAGGCGTGGAGATACCCGTAATCAATTCTAGGATTGCTTGGATGCCCTCATTCAAGAGAAGATTTCCTTCGATGATTGAATGTGCCGGAAGCATTGAACCCACAGGCCCGTTGATGTCAGGCACTTCGGAGGGTTCCCCGCGCTCATAGGCTTCTTGACAGGGATAACGAGTGATAAGCCATCGGGTTTTGTAGTAGATTCTTTCTGAAATTGATTCCATTATTGGCCTCCTTGTGGCGGGAAAAGAAAAAGCCCCGCACTGTAATTAATTTATTGACATTTAAACTCTATTATGTTATTATGCCCCGTATGAAACGTAAAACTTGGAGACTTCGCACCGATCAAGAACTTATTGAAAAACTTGTTGAAGCATCGAAACTGTTTGGCCCTGCTATCTCGTGCAGAGAAATAGATTCTTTGAAAGGGTTCCCAGGTAAAACACAATTTAGAAAATATTTTGGTACTTTTAATAGAGCTAAGGAACTTGCTGGACTTGTCCCAAATCCTCAAGATGGAAGATGGCATTTGAATAAACCAGGTAAAAAAATGGTAAGAAAACCAAGAGTACCGAGAACGAGAAGAACTATTCCAGGTAGACGCTCGTATCTTTCTATTCGGTTTAGGATACTTGAAAGGGATGATTTTACTTGCCAATATTGCGGAAGAAAACCAAGCGATGGGGTGAAACTTCACGTAGATCACATGAATCCAAAAATCAATGGTGGGAACGAAGATATGGATAACCTGATAACATCCTGTCAGGATTGTAATAAGGGTAAATTCGATTATCTTTTGGATCTTAATAAGATCAAAATAAAAAGCCCGAAATAAAGGATTCATTGATTTTTCCTTTATTCAGGGCTTCGGAGGCCTTATGAGGGCGGCAAAGTAGCCTGTTGAATTATGCAGTATTATTATGCACAGAAACTTTTAAAATGTCAAGATACTTCTTTTCGTTCATCCCTTCAAGCCGATTCAAGAGCCCATTCTGCTCTCCTTTGTCGCGCCTCTCGATGCTGCACAGACCTCCGCAGCCAACATGAAGAATGATCTGGCCAGTGTATCCTTCAGGGATGACACCCGCATTGATAAAGAGCTGGAGGATGAGATTAGAGGGGATCATCATAATTCAATGCTCCAATTTGATCCAATTACTGAATAGGGTTTTCCTAATTCCTCAACCGCTTGCCTTACTGATTGATATCCAATATCATGGCCTCCAATCAGTTTCCGGCATATTGGAAGCCATCCTAAGAGATCAGCCTTAAAATCCTGGTATTCATGAGAAGCATCAATGAAAACCATTTCGATTGTCTTTGGTCTGAACAATCCGGCTGCCTTAACACTGTTCATTTTCAAGAGAGACAAATTCTTAAAATGGCCTACGTTCTTCCAGAAGTCTTGGGAAATG